TCTTCATAATCAACTCTTATCTCAGCATCCCTCAGCTCAGCAGCTTCGTCTTTAGTGAGATTTGAACCTCTAATAATGTCGTGTACAACACATCCAACGACATTACGAATGTCACGAATTATTGTATTCATACCAGCTTCTACACCTTCTTTGTATCCTCTTTGATAAGAGAAGTATGCAACAGCAATAATAAACACTAGAAATATTAAATTAATTTCTACAATAAATTCGTTCATTATTATCTCCCTCTTTTTCTATTATTTATTACCAGAGAGACAACCATTATACCAAGATTCTAGGCAATTGTCAAGTCTTTTTCGGTATTTATTTCGTGATAAAGTTTCTTACAGATATAGTAAGAATCAATAATATCTGAGATTGGGTTCCCAATCTTTTCTGATTTTGATGGAAAGGAGTCTCTTAAGTCTACTCCAGTCTCTTTTGTAAAGTAATCATACATTACTTCTTTGTTTGAATTCCCTTTACCAGTTGCAAATTTCTTTATCACTGTTGGTGGATATGTAAATAAGGGGTATTCTCTTAATTTGTATTTTAATATTCCAGTATTCTCACCTATACCAAATACACGTCCTCTAGCACCCATTGCATAATCTTCTAGTCCTATACTAATGCCTTTAGAACGACAATTATATAATATTGAGTCCATCATATAATCTGACAATATGTCGAACCTATCTATATCGTTTTTATACTCAGGCATTAGGATTCCTGTAATCTTTCCTTTACAGAATACATCATTTAATTTTAATCTGTTTGTTACGAAATAAAACTTACATCTATCAAATGAAAATTCATCACCCTTGAAAATACATATCGCAGGTGATGTCATACTATAGTCAATGCCAATATAGTTCATTCATCTTCAATTATTTCTATTTCTATATTATCTGTGCCACAAAATAGACACAAATCCTCTTCAATCTCATATAATCGTTTATCTAATTCGTGTTTAATAATATAGGATGCTGAACATTCATTACAAACAACATCAAACTGCATAGCCATAATACGTACTCCTTTAAGAATAATTATCTCTATATATACAAGGAATTATGTAAAAACTAACTATTTGAAATTAATTATTTCCAAGAGTATCCACGATGCCATTCAAAGTTCGGCATATAGTTATCTTCAGTCATGAATTTTTATATCCTCTATAACCAGAGGTATCTGGAAAACCACTCCACCAATCAACCTGTTTGAATCGTGCCATTATTAATTTATGTTTAGGCAGTTGAACGTGTGCTTCTTCTTTGCTGTTAATAAACATTGCAAATTTAAGGTCTTCACAGAGGGAAGCCTTTTTGTTATAAATCCTTTCGCTTCCCTTTAGGAAACCACATAGACCTGAATCGTGATACATATTATTTCTCCTTTATTAATTTAATATACATTTATATTATATCATAAAAGGACTTCATTGTCCACCAAATACTCTTCGTTGAGTATATTCAATCAATTACCAAATATTCCATTAACGTGTTCAACATACAATCACACGTATTAAGTTTATCTCTAATCTCGAACTCTGAAGCTACCCCAGCTCCAACTAACTCATCCATTAACATATATCGATAACTCTCAATAGTGTTTATAGTTTGTTGTAATTCATATAGTGTAGGGTTAAACTCTGTCTCCCAATCAGCAGGCCACATCTCAACAAATTCTTCTTGTTTATGTTTTGGTCTGAATTGGATGAGATCACCCATTTTAGTTCTCTACCAGATTAGAATGTTTCATTTTGTCAACACCCCCAAGATGTTATAATGTTTCATTATAATTATTTATAATAGGGATGCTACTAATCATCTACAATTTTCTGATATCTTATCTTTCTAGCCATCAATTTTTTAATAAATCTACCTGTGCCAGTTTTCCAATTATGTACTTTGTGCCATTTTTTGGATGTCCAATCTTTAATTACATCTCTGCTTTTTGTCAAATCAATCTCCTTCTTCACATTATTAAATCATTATTTTATCCTAGTATTAATATATCTTATTATAGCATATATACCAAGTCCCATTAATATATAAACGATACCGTCAATCCAACTGATATCATTTAATAGTTCTGCCGTTATAAATCTTAAATCCATTAGAGTTTCGATTGATTAAATTCGTATTGAAACTTCATTCGTTGGAAGTCTTCCATTAGTTGTTCTAACTTAGCAGTTCGTCTGTCTATTACTTTTTCTAGCATATCTAAACGCATATTTTGTTCTGCATCATCTGGCAAAGCTCCAAGTTCACCACGAGGCCATTTGACCCTGAACTCTGAATTCATATCAACGTTCACTTGTGCTAATGTAAGGTTATGTTCTAAGAAGTTTAGTCGTTCGGTTAGACCAAAGTAACCCCATACTGCAATACCCACTACAACCATAATTTGAACAAACCATTTAAGGTTTATATCAACTGCGGTTTTATCACCTACACCATTTTCACTCATACTGCTCTCCTATACTGTAAACGATTCGCCACATCCACACTTTGCTTTCGTATTTGGATTGTTGAATTCGAATCCTTCGTTAAGACCTTCATATACATAATCTAATTCAGTACCATCAACCATCGATAACCATTTGTTATCAATTATCAATTTGACACGATTAGACTCAAAAATCGTATCATTTTCTGATACGGTATCAACAAATTCTAATTGATAAGCATACCCTGAACAACCAGTTGTGGTGATAGCTATTCTCAAACCAATACCAGAACCTCTTTTTGTCAGAAACTCTGTTACTCTTTGAGCACCAACTTCTGTTATACTAATCATTGCTGGTTTTTAAATAACTCCACTGCCTTTTCCATTGCAGGTTTCAATGTACCCATCTCAGCCATCTCAACAATAATGTCACCACCACCCATTAATTCAGAGTTGAAATAGATTTGAGGGAAGGTTGGCCAGTCTTGAAAATTGGGTAAATTTTGCATTACCTCTTGGTCTTCGAAAATGTTGATGTAGGAAAATTCTACACCCGTTGATGATAGTGTTTGTGCTGCCGTAGCAGAGAAACCACACTGTGGAAATTGTGGTGTGCCTTTCATATACAACACAATTGGTGTACTGTCTACTTGTTCTTGAATTCTTTCCATTACATACATATCTTTCATATCCATTTTATTATATTGAGAAACTGCTTCCACAGCCACACGTTGTTTTTGCATTCGGATTACTTATAATGAATCTTGCACCTTGTAGGTCTTCTAAGTAATCTACTGTTGAACCAATTAAATATTGGTAACTCATTGGGTCAACTACAAGTCTTACGTCATTGTTTATAACAGTACTGTCTCCTTCTTTGTATTTATCATCGAAGGTGAAGCCATATGAGAATCCTGAACAACCACCACCAGTGATATAGACACGTAACTTTAACTCACCATTACCATCTTCTTTAATCATTGTTGATACTCTGCCAGCAGCATTATCAGTAAAGTCAATGTCTGCTTCGTATAGTTCAATCATTTTAATTTAGCAAGTAATTGCTCCTCCGTTTCTACCCTCATCAAATCAGGTAAACAACAATCAACAGGACAAACCTCTACACACTGTGGTACATCGAAATGTCCTACACACTCAGTACATTTGTCTCCATCAATCTCGTAGATTTCATCACCCATATAAATTGCTTCATTAGGGCATTCTGGTTCACAAACATCACAGTTAATACATTCATCTGTAATTAATAGACTCATTCATTGTTAGATTTATAGTCAGCAATTGCAGATTTAATACAGTCTTCAGCTAATACTGAACAGTGAATTTTGACGGGAGGTAGTTCTAACTCTTCTACGATTTCAATATTCTTAATCGCAGAAGCCTCATCTAAGGTTTTTCCCTTAACCCACTCGGTTAAAAGAGAACTAGCTGCGATAGCAGAACCACAACCATATGTTTTAAACTTAGCATCTTCGATAACATTACCTTCACCGACTTTAATTTGTAAACGCATTACATCGCCACAAGCTGGTGCTCCAACCATTCCAGTACCTACAGTTGGGTCGTCTTTTGGGAAAACTCCTACGTTTCGTGGATTCTCATAGTGATCCAATACCTTTGGGCCGTATGCCATATTATATCCTCTCTATTGTAAATATATATCTATTTTCTTCTTCAGAAATAGAAATTAATTTATTCCCTGTCTGATTGCAGAATGCTTCAATATCTTTTACTGATCCTGCATCTGTAGAAATGACTTCTAATATTTCACCAGTAGTCATTTTAGTCAATGCCTTTTTCGTTTTAAGAATTGGCATTGGACAATTCAGTCCACTTGCATCTAGTACTTGATTAGCCATTATATACACCCCGTTGGTTTTGGAAGTCCTGCAAAACGACAACCCTGTTTACCAGGACCGTAAGGAAACAATGAATATAGGTACTTAGAATTACCTTTTTCCTTTCCCATTTTTTTCTTAATTTGCTTAGTCAGTACTCTAACAGCAGGTGCTACTTGATACTCTTCATAGTAATCACGCAAGAAGTTTAATACACCCCAATGTTCGTCTGTTAAAACTATATCATCATCTGATGCCATTGTTTCACAAATCTCTTTAGTCCAGTCTCCAAGGTTTACTAAGAAACCTTCTTCATCAACTGCAGCTCCGTGTATTGTATCAGCCATTAGTTTATGACCTTAAGTTGTCTAAGCAACATTGGAATTGGACAGTACGTTAAATAGAACTCTTTTGCTTTTTTTAATTTATCTTTCATTATGCCACCTTTAGTTTAAATGTTTTTAAATATTTCTTATAAGCCTTTTCAACGACTTTATTGGTTGGGTCTCCTTCTGCTTTGAATTCAACCCACAATGCCATTTTTTGACCCATTGTTAATGAATCATACCACTCATGCATTGGCTGCTGCTTTTTCATTTTTATTCTCGAACCATTTAACAGCTTCTTCATCCCATTTATCTAATCTAACATAAGACATATAACGAGGTGAACTAACCATATTAGGATCCATGTCTAAACCGATTCCTTCCATGAAGTTAACGATACCAATACGTTCAATCATTTCACCAGTTCTTTCGTGCTCTAGTGCATTCTCAGCAAAGAAGTCGATAACTTCACCCGCTAATTCTTCAATGTATTCGAAGTCTTCAGCAGTATCCATTTTAAGGAAAGGAACAACTACTGTACCAAACAAGTCACCAATTTTCAATGTACGTTTACCACCCATACAGATAGTTACGCCCTTGTCATCACCTTGTGCTAAGATAGGTTCTACATCTCCTTTAGAAATATATTTATGAGTCAAAGGACTAGTTACATTTAAACAGTGCATACACTTAACACAGTTCTTATTGTCTATTGTTAATGACTTATCCTCGTTGAGGTGCATTGCTTGTGTAGGACATCTAGAAGTAATATTATCAATTACATACTTAGATCCTTTATCATAAACCATCTTTTTCCATAGTTTCTGGTTGATTTTGATATCATCTCTCCAAGTACCAATGGTAGCGAAGTCTGAGCGCTCAATTGAGTTCATACAGTCGTTAGCGCAACCAGATACTTTGAACTTCATCTTGTATGGTAGCGCAGGTCTATGCATGTCGTCTAGGAATGCGTTGACAAGAGTTCTTAATACTGCTTGTTCATTCACATTAGACATTTCACATCTAGCTGCTCCTACACACGACATTCCAGTTCTAACAGCAGGACCTGCACCACCCATATCAAAGCCAATTTCGTTAAGCTCGTTAAAAATAGTTTGTGTAGTCTTTTCAGTAGCACCTTGTAACATTATGTCACCTGATTGACCGTGCAAACCAATAAGACCAGAACCACCATTATCGGTGAACACGTCACATAAGTTTCTTAATAGGTCTGAAGTATAATGCATTCCGGCAGGTGGTTGAATTCTTAATGTATGGAACTCTGCTGCATCTTTAAATTTATAGTCACCATTGTCATCTTTAAGTTCGTTAAAACGTGGAATTACTCCACCACCATAACCAATGACTCCTACAGTACCACCTTTCCAGTAACCTTTTTTAGTTACGTATGATGTTTCTAATGTTGCTAAAACGTCACGTACCATCTTTGCACCATCGTGGTCATTTGATGCTAACTTCTTCATTCCGGTGACGAACGAAGGCCACGGTCCCTTTTCTAGTTCGTCTAGGTTTGGTGTATTATATAATTTTGCCATCTCATCTTCTCCTAGTTAATATTATCTAATGGGCATAAGCCTCATTCCTGTTTTCAAACCATTTAACTGCTTCTTCGTCCCAATCATCCATACGAACGTATGAAGATGTACGAGTAGAGCTAATCATGTTTGGATCTACATTTACACCAACGCCTTCTAGGAAGTTTACTAATCCGATGCGTTCAATCATCTCGCCAGTACGTTCATGCTCCAATGCATTTTCGGCAAAGAAGTCTACTACTTCTCCAGCCAATTCTTCAATAACCTCTAAGTCTTCAGCACTTTCCATTTTCATAAATGGAACAATAACCGAACCGAATAGGTCGCCAATCTTTAGTGTTCTTTTACCACCCATAATAATCATTACACCTTTATCATCACCTTGGGCAAGGATAGGTTCTACATCACCTTTAGCAATGTATTTATGGGTTAATGGTGATGTTACATTTAAACAATGCATACATTTAACACAATTCTTATTATCGATAGTCAGTGAATTATCGCTGTTCATTTGCATTGCAGAAGTAGGACAACGAGATGTAATATTTTCTACTACATATTGTTCACCCTTATCTTCAACCATTGCTTTCCATAGTTCTTGATTGATTTTAATATCATCACGCCAAGTACCAATAGTTGCAAAGTCAGCACGTTGTACTGAATTCATACAATCATTCGAACATCCAGAGACCTTAAACTTTAACTTATAAGGTAAAGCAGGTCGATGCATGTCGTCTAAGAATGCATTCACTAATGTACGGAGAACTGCTTGTTCGTTAACATTTGACATTTCACAACGTGAAGCACCAACACAACTCATACCAGTTCTTACGGCAGGACCTGCACCACCCATATCAAAACCGTAGTCATTGAATGTATTGAAAATACTCTGGGTTGTTTCTTCAGTTGCACCCTGAAGCATAATATCTCCGGATTGACCGTGAAACCCTATTAATCCTGAGCCACCATTATCCGTAAACATATCACACATATCTCTTAATAGAGTTGATGTATAATGCATACCTGCTGGTGGTTGAATTCTTAGTGTGTGGAACTCTGAAGCTGCTGGGAATTTGTAAGTACCGTCTTCATTCTTTAATTCATTAAAGCGAGGTATTACTCCTCCACCATAACCAATTACACCAACTGTACCACCTTTCCAGTAACCCTTCTTAGTTACATATGATGTTTCCAACGTCCCTAATACATCTCGTGCCATTGGAGCACCTTCATGATTATCGTTTGCTAATCTCTTTAACCCTGTTACGAACGAAGGCCAAGGGCCATTCTCTAATTCATCTAAATTCGGGGTATTGTATAGTTCTGCCATCTCATTTCTCCTTGAAATTAAGGAGCTTAGAAATAAAACGTCTCGGACTTAACTTAACACTTTAGTACTTCTATCACTCTATATTAGTATTTATTTATATAGGTTCATAATTTAAACCATTCGCTTAAATATTCATCATCGTCAGGGTCAAACCCCTGTCGCCTATCACACATATACATTCTATAACATTTTTCCATGAATTCTTCATCACTCATATCCATTGGTAAAATGTCAGTTGCTTGTAATGTTTCCACCCAGTCGAAGTACTCAAACTGTTCGCTTGTGGTCAATTTGTCCCATTGGAATTCTCCAACTGACTTAGACACAACCCGTTGGTTGTGGTAACCCACCATACTTGGTGATAAACTTCATAGGTCCTCCTAAATATACTTTAAATAAACGTTTCTTGTCTTCACCTACATATTTTGCGAATGTTCTAATTGGTGGTACTTTTGAGTACTCATCATAATATCTTCTTGCCTTAAGTATGTGGTTGACAATCTCTTCAGTTAGTTCAAAGTCATCATCAATTGCCATTTGTCTCATTACAGTCTCAGTCCAAGATCCGGGTTCTATCATGTACCCATTTGCCGTTCTGCCGATTGAAAATACACCCACTGGATTCTTTTCCATATTATCTCCTTATTATTTATACAAAAATGCTCAATAATTGTATTATACACTATTTATGAGGTCTTGTCAAGTCCTTTTTTATAAATATAATTAATGGAGGTAAATTTAAATGTTTGGTATACCACTTGAAGTAATATCTATGCTTGCATCCACCTTATTAGGTGGCTGGATGAAGATGAAAGCACAAGGTAGAGAAGACAGAGCTTTACAACACAAGATGTTGATTGAAATGAATAAAGTTAATGCTGAATCTACTAACGACGCACGTCAAATGCAGAATCCTAGTGCGGCATGGACTAGACGATTCATTGTAGTCTCTCTAATGGCTATGGCTGGATTTATACTCGTAGCCCCCGTAATCTATAATCAACCAACAAATGTATTGACTGAAGTCCCTAATGGCTTTAAGTTTTTGTTCTTTGATTTCACTTGGACAACTGAATCTTGGAAATCTATGGTTGGTGTTGTCACACCAGATTGGTTACCTTACGCAATAATGAATATACTTGGTTTTTATTTTGGTACTAGTGCAGTATCTAGGAGCAGATAATAAGATAAACACTGTGGATTAAACTTTTTGAAATACGTATTATGATAACAGCAGAATTAAGCGAGGAGATTATATGAATTTTGATTATAAAAAAATGCCAGTGATGAGGCCTATTCCTATTAAGACAAAAGAAAAAGGTTTCTTTGGTGCAATATTTCTTTGGCTGATTGCTTCACGTAAGTGGGTAATTGAAGAAGATTGGGATTTCACTTTAAATGGTGTAGAATATATTATCCCTAAAGGATTTGTATTCGATGGAGCTAGTGTTCCTAAGTACTTTAGAAGTTGGTTAAGTCCGATGGGAGTACTGCTAATTGCAGGTCTCGTTCACGACTATGGTTACAAACACGCTAGACTTCAATGGAAGTTCGATTCATTCCCAGACCCACACGTATACACTCAGAAACATTTTGATGTGATGTTTAGAGATATTGCTATTGAAGTTAATGGCTTTACAATTATCAATTATATAGCTTATTATGCATTAAGACTTTGTGGATGGTGGGCTTGGAATAGTCATAGAAGACGTGATGAAAAATGAAGACTGAAGAAAAGACAGCGTGCTTCTGGGCAACAGCCGTACTGATACTTGTAATTATTAGTTTGTTCACAAACTAATGGTTAATGTCTTACGAAAAATAAGACATTGCCTAGCAAGGAAAGAAATTTTCACATCGTGGACGATGGCACGGATAGCCATATTAGTCTATATAATGACGTGGATAATTGGTATACCATTATTATTTGTAGGAGGTGGCTTAATGCTCCAGCATATGGGTGTATAATAGTTTTATAAATACTTTTAACAAAGGGAAAAATGATAGAAGAAACACTGAAAGCAATCTCAATATTAATATTAGGTGCTTTTGTAATTGGGTCAATAGCACTCATATTTAAACTATTGGAGGTCGCATGATCAAAGTTCTTAATGGAATAATAGCAATGGCAATATCAGTGATATTGTTCACACCAACCGCAACTGCACTTGACGACTTTGACTTATATCGATATGGCGATACCAAAATAGAAATAGAACGAACAGGATTCATAATGAAGTTCGTATTTTATAAGAATGATGCTGAATTAAATAGAGCTTGGAAAGAAGTATCTGGATTAGAACCAGGAAATAAAAGTGAAGTGAGAGCATTCACACAAACTGCTACAGGAAATGATGTATGTGTTGTTCACATGGTTCCTCCAACTATATGGGATGATAGAGAGGGGTTAGCCATATTAGGACACGAAACATTACATTGTACATATGCCAGTCACCAAGATGCTGCAGCAGAAGTAGCTGAAAAAGAACGTGAGTGGGAAGAAAAACAGAAGAACGAAAAACGAGCTCTTCTTAAAGAATTAGTAACAAAGCTTGATGATACTGTTGATACTATTGAAGACCTATTTGCTGAAGATAGAAGATTAGAATTAGAATGGTTGAAAGAAGATTATGAGGCAATGGGGATTGTCATAACTGGGGAAATGGAATGAGTGCAATAGTAAGAATAGCAGGACTATTATTAATAATTGGATTTTTATACGGAACAGCACAAGCAGAAACACATAATATATGTCCTTTAAAGGATGTAGTAGTTGAGAAAGATATAATTGATACTGCAGTAAATGTTGGTCTAATAACATTAGAAGAGGCGGAGCAACTTCGAAAAGATATTGTAGATGGTAAGAAAGGTATGATTAACGTTGATACTGATGAAGGTATTATTGCCTTTGGCACGATAACATACGACAAAGAAGAGATGGCTGAGATGGATGAAGCCGACCCAGAAGAAGGCTATTATGAAGATGGCGAATGGTACGATGCTTACCATTGAAAAATTAGGGTTAGATTTCGCTGACTTAATAACCCCATTCTTTGGAATGATGGCTGGGGTGGTCATAGTATTTTGGATTAAAGACTTTGCAGGTAATATAGCACAAGGTTTAAGTTTTAAATACTTCGGTCCTTTCAAAGAGGGTGATCACGTGATGCTTGATAACCATAAAGCAGTTATTGTTAAAATAGGATTATCAGTTACAGTGTTTGGGTGTGATGACCCTGAACGTGGATACATATGGAGATATGTTCCTAATGACAGAATTGATACTCTAAAACTCGGCAAAGTCATTTCTAGTGCTAAGAAAATATAAATACAATATAAGTTACAAACAAATTTAAGGGTATTCATGGAAAAGAGAGTTAATTCTTTAGAAACTGATTTAGAGTTATTAAAGAAAGATATGTCTGCTTGTCAAGCGAGTATAAGACAAGACATCAATCACTTGAGAGAAACAAGAGCAGAATTGCCTAACTGGTTAAAGAATTCAGCCGTTGGTATTATAATGGCTATTTTTACTCAAACGATTGCTTCTGTATGGTGGGCGTCTCAGATAACTGCAGGCCAAAATAATATGAGTGCTCAAGTTGAAGCAAATACTCAATTTAGACTTAGCTGGCCT